AACAATGCCAGTCTGCACCAATGCAGAGCAACAGAACGCTACGGGGGATGTCCTTAAAACCAAGTTCGACCCGCTGATTAACGGCAATAATGACACCGTTATTCAAAACATGGCTAAGCGGATTAAGGCTGCCTACCACCGTGGGCTCGGAGGCAATGCTCCGGCTGACGGTAAGTATCCTTTGCTCTGTTACCGCTTCGGTTGGGAGATGACAAACGAAGGCTTTCCGTGGTGGGTCGGCAGCAAGAGCACGACCGGTCCGGTAGGCTTTAAGAATGGTTTCAACAAAGTATCCAGCTTGGTCAAGGAGATCACGCCGGGGTGCAAGATCGAGTGGTGCCTGCAGAAAGGTTACAAGGAAAACCACAAAATCCTTCATCACGACAGCGATGATCCGGCCGACTGGACTTGCGACATCTACCCTGGCAACACACACGTCACTCATATCACGATTGATTGGTACGACGCGTATCCCTACGGGACGGACACCAATTGGAACACGGCCAGTGGTATGAACTGGCAGAACCGCGAGGTATTCAACTTCGCGCGTGGTAACAACAAGAAGTTTGGCATCACCGAGTGGGGCCTCCGTAACAAGTTCAGGTGGACAGGCCCTGGCGAGACTAAATGGAGAGAAATGGCTGGAGGTGCTGATAATGAATACTTCATGTCAGGGATGTGGAAGTTCTTTCAGGAGTGCGAGACCAACCATCCGGGCGTGCTGGACTTCGAGTGCTACTACCAGCCGCACGAGCATGTTTGGGTCGACCCCGACGGTAAGCCCGCGGACAAATCCTACCTGAGCCAGGTAGCACTGCAACACTATGATGGCTGCCATTCATTCTACTGGGACGACGGCGGCACAATACGGGTGAACGGGCCTTGGAACGGCAGAACTGACGGTAACAACAACTGCACCAACCCTGCCACCTGTAAGGGCGTACTGGTCGGTCAGCAGAACTACAACCTGGCGGACGGCAACAACCAGAAGGCGACGGGCAGGGCCGGTGCGGAGTACAAGCGGCTGTTTGGTGAGCCGTAAGAACGGAGACTTACACAGATGCCGCAGGCGGTCCCTAGCCGGCCGGTACGACCGACCGTTACCTCACCGAGTGACCGCCGCTCGGTGGAGGTCGGTTCGTGGGTGCGTGGCAAGTTCGAGGAGATGCAGAGGTTCAGGACCAGCATTGGCTACGAAGACCGGCTGCTGGCCTGCCTGCGCCAGCGCAACGGGCTGTATGACCCGGCCCAGCTGCAGGAGATCGAACGCTTCGGTGGCTCGAAGATCTATGCCCGCCTGACCGCCAACAAGTGCCGTGGTGCGGCGTCGATGCTGCGTGAAATCTACGTCACCTCCGAGCGGCCGTGGTCGGTCGACCCGACGCCTGTGCCGACCCTACCCGACGATCTGATGGCGGACTTCAAGGAGAACTTTCAGGCTCAGGCCGACATGGCGCTGCAGCAAGCCGAGATGATGGGGCAGCAGATACCGCCCGAGCTGATCGACCAGAAGATCCAGGAGGGCATTGATCGTCTCTTGGACGAACAGAGGGGTCAGGCGCGTGAGCAGGCCAACCGGGCGACCCGCTACATCGACGATCTGTTGGTAGAGGGTGGATTTTACCAGGCTATCGACCAGTTCATCGAGGACTTCGTGACCTACCCGCTGGCCATCATGAAGGGGCCAACGGCGATCATGAAGACGGTGATTGAGTGGCAGGACGGGGCGGAGGGCAAGACCGCCCAGATGATCAGGAAGCCGGTGCTGACGTGGAGCCGTGTCGAGCCGGCCGACCTTTGGTGGACTGGGGGTGCTCGCTGCGTCGAGGATGCCGAGTTCATCGAGCGCCTGCCGCTCAACCGTTCAACGTGGAACGCCATGATCGGCCTGCCCGGCTACGAGGATGCGGCGATCCGCAACGCGCTCAGGGAGTACGGCGAGGTGGGGCTCCGGGAGCCCGAAATCTATGGCATGGACAGCAAGGCTACGCTGGAGAACCGCAACACATGGGCGCACGACAGCAAGATGATCGACGGCCTGCTCTACACCGGAGCGGTGCAGGGCTACGAGCTGGCCGAGCTGGGGTTCGACGTCCAGGACAAGGACGTGGATTACCTGGTCAACGTGCTGACCATTGGCCAGTGGATGATCAAGCTGCAGGTCGACCCGGACCCGCGCCAGCGGCTTCCCTACTACATTGCAGCCTATGAGCCCGTACCTAATTCGATCCCCGGTAACGCACTCCCGGAACTCTTTGCTGATCTACAACAGGCGGGGAATGCAACACTGCGAGCACTCATTAACAACGAAAGCATTGCGAGCGGTCCTCAGGTCACGATCAACACCGGAGCGCTACTCAACTCTGAGGATGCTAAGAGCCTTTATCCGTGGAAACGGTGGGAGGTGCAGGCTGACCCGCTCCAGCCAAACAAAGCCCCGATCGAGTTCTTTCAACCCAACTCCAACGCTGCGGAGTTGATGCAGGTCTTCATGATGTTCTCGAACCTAGCCGACGAGGTTTCGGCGGTGCCCCGGTATCTGACCGGGAACGAGCGTGTTGGTGGGGCCGGGCGCACCGCCTCGGGCCTGTCGATGCTGATGCAGAACTCCAGCCGGGTGATGCAGTCGGTGGCGGCAGGGATCGACACGCACGTCGTCGAGCCGGCGATCCAGAAGTGCTTCGATCTGATCATGCTGTCGACCGACGGCACGCCACTGCAGGGCGATGAGACCATTCGGGCGCGCGGTGCTACGCACGCCAAGGCGCGCGAGGCCGACAAGATGCGGCTGATCGAGCTGTTCAACATGGTCTCCGCCAATCCAATGGCGGCCCAGATCATTGGCGTGCCGGGTCTGCAGGATCTGCTGCGCCGCATCTGCCTCAGCCTCGGCGTCGACGTCGAGCATCTGGTGGGTCGTGATGGCCCGCCTGTGCCGCCCCCGCAGGCTATGGGCATGCAGGGTCAGCAGCCTGGTTCCCCAGCAGGAGCACCGCCGCAAGGCGGGCCAGCGCCAGCGCCCGGCGCGGACGTCGCAGCCCCCGTCCGTAATGCCCAGCAAGTTCGTGGGGGTGGTATGGGGCCACCACGCGGGTAAGATTGCAGACTTACAGGAGACGACGATGGAGAAAGAACGGATCATCAAGACCGACTTGCCGGCGTTCCAAAGCCGGGGCGACGGCGGGCTGGTGATGCACCCGCACGTGCCGCCCATCCAGCGCAAGCGGTCCGACGCTGAGATCCAGGCTAACTGGTTCGGCAAGGAGCGGATGAAGGAAGCACCGGCCAAGGAAGGCCAGCTTCCGGTCGTCTCCAGCATCAACCAGCGCTGGTGAGCAGTCCTCAGCTGGTCCTTACGCCAGCCGAAATCGGTGTGCTCAAGAGCATGATGCGTGACGCGCATACCTACGACGCCTTCGTCACCGTGCTCGATGACCGGGTGGCGCAGGCGCTGCATCAAATCATCTACGGAGCGCGCGAGGATCGGGACTACCGGTCCGGCTATGCTGCAGCCCTGATGCACCTGCGCGAAGCTCTGACCAACGCCAAAATCAAGGTTTACTCCGCCCCATGAGCCAGACCAGCGAGAGCGAGGCCCGACGCCTCCTGCACCTGCCGCAGTCGATCCGCGATCGGATCAAGGCAGGCCAAGACGTGATCGCCCAGCACTACGGTCCCGACGGCAAGCTCAAGTCGCCTGAGCAGATCGAGGAGGACCGCCAGCGCAACGTGCAGGAGCTGGATGGTGCCAAGGGTGGCGGGGCGACCGAGGAGAAGGTCGAGGATAAGGCTCCCGAGCCCACAGAGCCCTCTCAGGGCACGACAGAAGCTGCCGGGGAGGAAGTGACCACCACCGGTGCTGTAGCCGATGACGAGCCCTGGGAGCAGCGCTACAAGTCGCTGCAGGGCCTGTTCAACCAGGTCTCGCGTCAGCAGCAGGACCGTGACCGGGAGATGCAGCAGCTGCGTGAGCAGCTGGAGACCGTCACCAAGAAGCCCGGTAAGTCTGAAGAACTTACGCCTGACAGCCATATGGCCCCGCTGACCGAGCAGGAGCGGGCCAGCATCGGCGACGACGAGCTGCTGGAGTACAGTGCTCGCCACGCCTACCAGAAGATCGCCCCGCGTATCGCCCAGCTTGAGGCCAAGATCGCCAAACTGGAGGGCGGGTTCGAGCCGATCGCCCAGCGCGTGCAGCAGGTGCAGAGCGATACCCTCTACACCAAGATGGATCGTGGCCTGCCGGACTGGCGCAAGCAGAATGAGGACCCCGGTTTCCTGAATTGGCTGAACGATCTCGACCCGTTCTCGCGCATTCAGCGGAAATTGATCCTGCAGCAAGGTGTTGACGCCGGAGACAGTGAACGCGTATTGACCGTATTCAATACGTACAGGGCTGAGACCGGGACCAAGACCCAGACCCGCCCCGCTGATACCCAGCCGAACCGCACCGACAAGCCCAATGGGTCCGGTGGTCCGAGTAACGGCACAGGGAACAGCCGGGTGCCGCTGGATACTCTCGTGCATCCTGGTCGAGTTCGCAGTGCCGGGAACTCCCAGCAGACTGCAACTGACGAGCCGCCGACCGTAACCCGCGCTGAGCTGGCACAGTTCCGCAACGACCGGATACGAGGCGTTTATAACAACGACCGCAAAGCCCTGGAGGAGTGGGAAAGCTACTTCAACGAGGCGATCGCTGCAGGTCGAGTTACCTAGCTCGTAGCACCGTAAGAACCGGAACTTACAGTAGGCGCTGTCCCCCACTCCTAGGAGACGGCTGTGGCCTATCCCGTTGCTGTAACCCCGGTTCCTGCTGGTTCTGCCAATCCCAATCCGGCCTACTCGGGGACGTTTATCCCGGAGATCTGGTCGACCAAGATGATTGAGAAGTTCTACGACAGCACCGTGCTGGCGGGAATTTCCAACACCATGTACGAGGGTGAGATCAAGAACGGTGGTGATAAGGTCATCATCCGTCAGCGCCCGACCCTGACCATCCGCGACTACCAAGCCAATCAGGGCATTACACTCGAGCGCCCGTCGCGCGGCAACCTCGAGCTGCTGATCGACAAGGGTAAGTATTTCGCGACCATCCTCGACGACGTTATGAAGGTCCAGATGGACATCAACGTCCTCGATCTGTGGACGCAGGAGGCTGCCGAGCAGCTCAAGATCGCCATCGACACCGAGGTTCTGGGCTCGCTGCCGGCGTCGCTGGTGGCCGCCAATACCGGGCTCACCGCTGGCCGCATCTCGACCGGCTACTCGCTCGGCGTTGCTGGCACCCCGCTCAAGCTGCTGGCCGACAAGAAGGCCACCCCGGTCGCTAACGAGGTCCGCGTGACCGACATGGTGGTCGATCTGGGTTCGGTGCTCGACGAGCAGAACTGCCCTGAGACCGGAAGGTTTCTCGTGGCCCCGTCGTGGGTCTGCGGGCTGCTGCTGAAGGCCGACAACTTCCAGGATGCGTCGCGCATGGGCGACGACACGTCGGTCCTGCGCAACGGCAAGATCGGCATGATCGACCGCTTCACGATCTATCGCTCCAACCTGCTGCCGTCGGCCACCGAGGGCACTGGCAAGGCGTGGTGGTGCATGGCGGGCCATGCCAACGCCCTGACCTTTGCTTCGCAGTTGAGCGAGGTCGAGACCCTGCGCATGGAGAGCACGTTCGGCCAGCAGATGCGCGGGCTGCAGGTTTACGGCTACAAGGTGATCGATCCGACGCTGCTGACTGGCGCCTACGTCATTCGCGGCTAAGGGTCTACAAGCTGCTGGGTAAGGCCGCAGGGGGAGCCGGTCTGTAAGTCGGGCGGACTTACGGGCCGGCATGCTCCACAACCTGAGAGCGAGAGATGGCGTATCCTGTAGCAGTGACCCCAACGCCGGCCGGTTCAGCCAACCCGAACCCGGCCTATAGCAGCGTCTTCATCCCGGCCGTCTGGTCCAAGAGGCTCGCCGAAAAGCTCTACAGCTACACGGTGTTGAGCCGGGTCACGACGATGGGCTGGGACGACGCCGACAACGGCAAGACCGTTGGTGACCGGGTGATCGTCCGCACCATGCCGACGATCACGATCCGCCCTTACGAGGTCAACGGCCCCCTGGTAGTTGAGCGCCCGAGCAGTGGCGTGCTCAACATCCCGACCGATTACGGGCTCTATTTCTACGCCCTGGTCGATGATGTCTACGAGGCTCAGTCGGACCTGCTCTTGCTGGACATGATCGCTGCCGGTGCCGCCGAAGACATGAAGGTGGCGCTAGAGGCGTACTACCTGCCCAAGCTGCTGCTCGACATCGATGCCGCCAACAAGGGTGCCACTGCCGGCAAGGCTAGCCTCAACGTCAATCTCGGCACAGCTGGCGCACCGACGCAGGTAGCAGGTACGCCCGACGCCGGTAGCAACTCGCCGGTGCAGACCCTGGCCAAGATGGCGCAGGTTCTGGACGAGCAGGGTGTCTCGCCGGTTGGTCGGTTCGCCATTGTGCCGCCGTGGTTCGCAGCTGCCTTGGA